TTGAGTGTTCTGTAAACAATCTTGTTGCGTAAGCTAGATTAGAATTAAAAATAGCGACTTCAGTAAGTTTTTCTCTGAAAACATTTAAAGCCTTTCTATATTCTTCATTCTTTTCTCTAAGCATTTTAACTTCAATTTCTAAAGATTCCTTCTTAATGTCAGGATTAAATTTAGAGTGAGCTCTTGGTTTTGGTAAACCACCCTCTCTGAATTTTGAACCCATTCCTAAAGTTCTTGCAGCTTCTTTAGTTTCTGCCTTCTTAACAACTTTAGATTTTCCTTCCATATTTTCACCCTTCTTGTATTCGAATTTAGGTTTTCCTGTACCCATTGTTTTTGGGCCTTCTTTTTTATCTTCTTTAAAACCACCTTTTTCAGATGACTTATAAGAAAATTTAGGACCGTGACCTAAACCAACACCTTTAGGTTTTTTTGTTGCTAGTTTACCTTCTTTAGTTTCAGATTTTTTAGCTTTTTTAGGGTTGTACGACTCGTCAAGGTCATCAGATTCTTCTAAATCTTCTGATTCATACATGTCGTCAGATTCTTCTAAATCTTCTGATTCATACATGTCGTCAGATTCTTCTAAATCTTCTGATTCATACATGTCATCAGATTCTTCTAAATCATCGTCCTCTGTGAATTCGATTTCATACATGACACCCTCTTCTTCTAAGTCATCTGATTCTTCCATGGAGTTTCCACCAAAGATAGAATTAATAACATCTTCAGTACTAGCGTCATCAACAGTACCATCACTGTCTTGTTCAATGTCTAAATCGTCAAATTCCATAGTTTCATCTAAGTTTTTGTCTTCTTCGGACTCACCTAGCTTAACGAGATATTCTACATCAGCATCATTGTCGGTTAAATGAACGTTCTCACCATCTTTTTTTACGATGATACCGTCTTCTTCACCCATTGCTTTGAATACTCTTAGAATTTCATCATCTGAAGCATCAGTTAAATCTATCGGAGTGTCGGAATCAGTGTCAATATCAATGTCCACGTCATCCATATTATCTGCGTTGTCTGACATATCCACATCATCAGCATCAACATCATCTGTCTCAGCATCATCTGTGTCCATACCAACCATTGCATCTACATCAACCTCTTGCTCATCATCTTGTTCTGAAAGAGATTCTTTTACTAATTGATTGATTTCTTCCTTCATAGTAGAAGCAAGTATTCCTTTTGCATTTTGGGCGATAGCTTCCTCAACATTTTTCATTTGAATGAACGCCTCTTCAACTGGGTTTTTTTTAGTATCTTGCATTAATCTTCAATTATTTAACTAATAAATAGTGTCAAATAATAAAAAATTCATTTTCACACTTAAATTATTCACCTTATGTAGGGTATAAATAAAAAAAGTGGTCGATTGACCACTTTAAATTATTTTTCGATTACTTCATCAATTTTACTTTCTGATACCGAAGTTATCCTCCAATCATGTGAAAACGATTCGTATATTTTGGTTACCTTCGCTTCAACGTCTGTTACGGAATAACCTCTAACGAGTTTTTCTTCTCTAATTTTTTTAACTTTACCTGTATTTTCGTCAGGTAAATCATACTGAATTTTTGCTACAAAATACTTTTCGTCCATAGTTTTATTTTCCTAAAAAATCGTTTAATTTTTTCATTAAGTCAATAGATTTTTCCATCCCTACACCACTATTTTGTTGTTTCATAGTTCTTTCTTCTTCTAAGTTTTCATCATATTTTGAACGGTCTTCAGGATTTGTAAAAAGATATGCACCAGGAGTTGATGGCGAAGATACCAAGTCAAAACAAATTAATTCAAAGTCGTCTTGAACTTCATTTCTTTCACCAACCTTCTTTAAAGAACCAACCCCTCTTGATGATATTCCAAGTGTTACTCCTTGTCTCATTAAATTTGCCGCTTGGTCTCCTTTTGTTGAAACAATTCCTCTCTCGTGAAATCCTGGTGAAGTTAATAATTTTAATTTTCCCATCAAAATATTTTTATCCCACCAAATATCTGTAATCAAATGAGATACTCTATCTAAATCAATAAGTGATGATTCAGGATGATTTAATTCTGAAGTTGAAAGTCCTTTTGATATTATTTTTTTATAGTTATCCGCTTCTCTTTTTAATATTCTTTCGGGGTAAAATCTACCATTCCTATTTGCTGTGTCATATTTTTGTAATACTGCATAAAATTCAAATGGATTTTTATAATCTAAATTTGCAGCTTCCTTTAAAACATCAGCATTAAATTTTTCTTTAGGTGAAATCCACCCTGCATCCATTTCGATTAATATACCGTGGCCAATTTCATTTGCCTCTAAAATTCTTAAATTCTTCATTTAATCTTTTAAAATAAATATACAAACATTGAATGTTTATTCATTTGCTTCTTTTTTTGAAATTGAAAAGTCAAAATATTCGTTTTCTTTTATGTTATTTTTAAAGATATTCTTAACTATTGATTTAACCGAATCTTTTATTTCGGGACATTTAAAATCAATTTCTAATGTTGTATAAAGATTAACTTCTAAATTAAAAAAGGATTTTTTTCCTTGTGAAATCCCGCTTGTTCTCAAATCTAAATCGACAATACTTCTTTCTTGGAAAATTTTAGTGTTTATTGAATTATAAACAGAATGTCTAATTTCTCTACTTAAATTACAAACAACTCTATTCCAATTGTCTGTATCATACTTTGGTGTTACCCACGACTGAATGTTTATATATACTGATTTTAAATCTTTTGAATCCACTGTGCCATATACTGATTTAATAGGATTGTATAAGTTCAACTTAACACTTTTACCTTTTTTCATTAATTTTCATTGTTAATACGTTTATTTTCATAAAAAATAAGTCATATTTAATGAAATGTCAAAAACTTTATTCTAAATCGATATATTTGTATTATATGTTAATAGTAGAAATTAAAAAAGGAGATAATATTGAAAGAGCTTTAAAAACTTTGAAATCAAAAGTTATTAAAACTAAGCAAAACCAGTTACTCCAAGATAGAAAAGAATATACTAAGCCTTCTGTTAGAAAAAGAACACAAATTCTAAAGGCAGTTCACAGTGAAAAAATTAGAAAATCTTAAATTGAACCCTCCAAATTTTTAAGCTTTAAAAAACTTATTTGGTCAAATTTTTCTTTTCTGATTGTATCTATGGTTTCAGAAATTTTATTTTTTAATTCTGCTTCATCTTCTTTGTCTAAAATAACTTGTAATTTTGTTATTGTATTTTCTTTCATTAATTGAAATTTAGACTCCAAAGATTTTGTATCTTCTGATATTATTTGAAAAAACTCTTTTTTCGAGTTTTCATCTAAAGTTTCAATATAATTTCTTAAAGTTTGATTCGCAATATTAACCATTGATTTAATTGGTATGTTAATAGATTCTTTTATTGAATCTTTTCTTAAAGTTAAAACAGATACTATATTTTTTTTACATTGAATTCTTTCTGTAATATTAACTTTATTTGTATACACTAATGTATCAATATCTGAATATTTGTTTGCAGAATTTTCATCTAATGTTTTTGGAAGTTTAATTGTAGGTAATATTCTTTGTAGTAAATTTATACCTTCTTCTAAATAATCTTTAGCGTCTGATTCGGACAATCCTTGTGGTGAACTTAATTGGTCATACACCGAATAAGCCTTTGACATTGACTTATCATTCAAAACATTGTGTTTAAATTCTCTTAAAGATTTTTTAAAATCTTTTTCATTCTTGTAAGACTCAAGTAAGTTGTTTTCAATTATGGATTTTATTTTTCCGAATGTCATTTGTTATGATTTTCAATATAAATATTAGGAATTTAATAACTTATCCAATTCTTTTGAAATTTCTCCCAAAGATTCTTGTGCCATACCTAAATCAATGAATTTATTTCCATCAATTAGGTTATTTTCAACTAAAATATTCAAGTTATCCATTTTACTTTCAGGTATTGGTGGTTCCCCTCCTGCAGGTGGTGCTTCTTCACCGCCAGCTGGTGGAGGTGGTAATTCTGCTCCCCCTCCTATTTCAGGTGGTGGTGCACCTCCAAGTTCTTCACCACCGCCAGGAGTTGTTGCTGCTCCTGCTGAAGGTGTTGCACCTGTGTTGGTTCCATAAAGTTTATCGATATTATCAAATATTCCTGTTTTTGTTATAACGGTTGCAGTTGCTTTAAGTTCTTCACCTACGGCTCTTTCAATTCTTTGTTGTTGTAAATCAAGACGAATTTCTTCATCAGACCAATTAAATATATGTTTTTTAGCCCAAGTAGATGAAGATGCTTGAATTCCATTTCCAGGGTCTGCAACCAAATCTTTATATAACAATATTTTTTCTTTCCAAACATCAACCTTTAACAAATCAGCTTGAGTTGACGGATTAGTTAATCCTAAGGTAAAATTTGAAATTTCGTCTTCGAAACCCAATAGAAATAGATGCACAATTGCAATTTTATTTAATTCTGCAATCATACTTTTTTGAATTCTGTTAATTGTTCTAGCAAATCTTATATCTTGTAATGCCAAATTTTTACCATCACCAACAACTTCTTCAAACCCTAAGAATGCCTTAGGTACACGAAGTGCTGTTAATAGTTTCTTTTGAATATATTCGATATCCGCAATTTCAGATAGGTTTGTTGCACCTGGTAATGTTGTAATTGGGTCGGGAGATGCTGGGTCACGAACAGGTATGAAATAATCTTGGTCAACCGCCATTTGGTTAAACCTCATATCCACGTTTCCTGTTTTACTGTCCACAATTTGTTCTCTTTTGAATTTGTTAGCAACACGTTGTACGTATGCTTCAACATCATCATCATTCATATTTCCAACAAACACTTTAAACATTCTTCTTTCAGGAGCTCTTGATGTACGATAAATTAACATCGCATCTTCTGAAAGCAAAAGTTGTTTCCAAATTCTTCTTGCTTTTTCCAACATAGAAGTACCATATGGAAGTTTTCTATCATCACCCAATAATCTAAAGTGAGCTATCTCCCAAGATTGAAATTCCATATTTTTATTCTTCCACGTAAAGTGTAAAGATTTTTTATCTTTGTCCAATTCTTTGGTAATGTCTACTGAAATTTTTTGACTAACCCCAACCTCATGTCTTTCTATTTCAATTGTTGGTAATTGTTGCACACCGACAACGCCCTTTTCAGGGTCAAGTTTAAGGTAAACAAAGTTATCACCATACTTGCAAGTGTTTCTTGTCCACATTGGTAAGTTGGTATTGATGTCTAAGTTGCTGTTAAACAAATCTGCAAGTACTCCCTTAATTCTTTTTGATTCAGAATAAATTTGTAGGATAAAACCATCTTCATTTGTTGTTGTAGATTCTTCAGCATAAATGTCCAAGGCTGCGGAAATTTCAGGAGTATACTCCATTGATTCATAATCATATTGAGCCGATAATCTTGTCGGTTCATAATAAATCGCCTGAGAATAAAGATTATTTTCAACCTTACTCCATTGGTTCGTTAAATAAAAAGTTTGTTGTGCTTGAAGTTTTTCGGTTTCGTACTCCTGTTTGTTAGTAGTACGTAATATTTCCTTTTTATCCAATTTAAATGTAGGATAATCTTGATTTAAAAGCGAATTCGGTCCAAATGTTTTCGACAGTCTTTGCCAGACCGTCATGTTTTGTTCTGCCATATTACAATTTTACTTATTACCTTGATAATATAAATAGTTATTTGGCACCAAATAACCATCCATATTTTTGATAATCGGCTTTGGTTGGCCCTTGATTAGTTGGATTTTGTCTCCCCATCTGAGGTATTAGGGGATTAAAGTAGTCTGACGTGTTTTTGTTCTCATTAACAACTGTTGACCAAGAATTAATCATTGCCTTTGTATGATTAACAACTTTAGTTAAAGATTGGAATGATTTTTCCGCAACATAGATTGCCATAGATAATCCCATTATACAGTCATCGTGTTGACCTTTTTGATGGTCAGGTCTTCCGTTAACATAAATGAACGTATTCATTTCATTATATGTTCTATGAGAATATATTTTAAACTCATGTCTTATGGCTTCTTCAAATGCAGCAATAATTTGAACTCTTTTGTTGTTGAAGTTAATACCAGGGATTTTTTCATTCATTTTTGGGTCCCATTTCCACTTATTGTTGGGGTCTATATTATCAACATATAACCCACCTTGGTATTGTAATTCCTGTAATTTCCTTGCGGTTGATATACCCATTCCCCCTGTAATATCTATAACACAATAAGCATTATACATTGTACCCCATTTATAAGCTATTTCAGCCAATACATCTGGTGGAACTTTCCCAACGTATTCTAAAACTTGTTCCCTTTCGTCAAAGTCAATAATTTGAATACTTGAGAAATCTTCAGAGTCTCCTCTTGACACATCAAGACCCATAACGTATTTGTGACCATTTACGGGTTCTTTGAAAATCCATAGGGATGAACCCATAAGTTTAGCTTGTGGCTCCCTCAGTTGGTTCTTAGCTATGTTCTGCATCAATTCTGAATCGAATACGTTATCACCCGAACCCAAAAAGTTACATTCCAATTCCTGAGCAACTTTTCTACGGTCGTATTTGAGTTTCTTAACCATTCCTTCAAACCAACTAGAACAAGGTTTATACCCCTGTTCAATATAAGTTTTAGTTACATCATGGTCTCTTTCGTATGGATTTTCAACAGATAAGTCAATAAGTACATTGGCAGGATAATCCTCCCTATTTAACAAATAATGAACCAAGTCATTGGTTTTTACCATATACAAATCCCTTGTATATCTTGGGTCTCTGTACCAAACCATTTCTGAGATTTTGAATTCATTCATCCCTCTTAACGATTGGTCGTAAATCTCATAATAAATTCTATCGTATCCGTTAGGAGTTGATACAACAATAACTTTACCACCCGTAGAAAGTGATGCCATACAAGCAGACCAGAAATCATCATCCGCCTCAATGAACGCAGCCTCATCAAAAATCAATATTGTTGGGGTATATCCTCTAAGTGCGTCTTTTGAAGTTGCAACAGCTTTAACTTCACAATCATTAGTTAATTTAAAGTGTCTTTGTGAGTTTTTTTCTACTGAAAATCCAACACCAACCCAAGATGGCCATTGTTCTGTAAATCCTCTAACTTTGTTTGCAAATTCGACCGAAGTATCTAATTTATTTGCAATAATTAGAATTTTTTCAGGTTTTTGTTTTTTGGCAAATACTAACTTTTTAGAAGCCCAAGCGGCGGTTACTGTTGATACACCCGCCTGACGATATTTCAATGCGATATTTTCATTATAATTGTCGTAATCTTCAATCAGTGAAACTTGGTCAGGAAATAAATCTAACGGTACGTATTTTGATACTGTATTATCGTATGTCTGTAAATAAGTACGAAGTGCATAAGGTGTGTTCCTCATGCACTTCGTTACTTCTATAATTAATTGTTCTTTAGTCACAAATATAGTTATTTGGGTCTTGATATACCCAAACTACCTAAAAAGTCGTCTAAGTCATCTTCATCATCTTCATCATCACTATCGGAATCACTACCATTCTCTTCTTTGTAATTTTCAAACTCGTCTTTCATTTCTTTAGCTTCTTTCATAATTTCTTCAAATCTTGAGGTAGCTTTTTTAACTTTTGACGTATCTTCTGAAATTGCATTTCCAATAATTTCTAAGAATTCTTGAGCAGGTATTTGGTATAGCAAAATATGAAACCAGTTTATTAGACCCTTATTACCTTCATCAAACATTTCATCAGGAAGTGCAAAACGAATTTTTTCTACAATTTCAGGTCCTATTCTTAATTGCATTGGTTCATTAGATAATGTATCTGTTTGTCCCATAACTTTTTGTCTCATATCTGGTTCTTGTGGTAATCCGTGTCTTCCTTTTGCCTCTTCTAATCCTTTAATAATTTCATGACAAAGAATAGGAAAAATCATACCTGTTGCCATAATTTTAGTATCAGGAGCTTCTTCACCACCTTCACCACCTTCTTCATCCTCATCAGCATCACCCAATTCAACCTTACCTGCAATACCTTGACCTGTTTGACTCATCATTTCAATCATTTGTTCCATACTGAAATAAAGAAAATCATTAATGGCCATAACACCCAAATAATCTCTATATAAAGATGGGTCAATTGCATCTAATCTTGCCTTAACTTCAGGTTTTTGAAAAAGGTAATGTCCCTTTTTTGATGCTCCTTGAATAATAGCATTGATTATATTTCTTTTGTGTTTTTCAAGTTCTAATTGTTCTTCATCAGTTAAATCTTCAATATCAAATGAAGGATATTCAGGTTTTTCTTTTTCTTCCTCCTCCTCTTCTTCGTCTTCATCATCTTCAGGTTCGAGCCTAAAATTTGATGTGTCAGGCATACCTAACGTCGCCTCAATTTGATACCAATCAGATGGAACTTCCGCTTCATCTAAAGAAGCTTCTTTTGCCAATTCAATTAGTTCATCTCTGTTTGCAGCCTCTATCCTCATTATATTAGGAAGTTTCCTCATCATTTCATTGTAAACCATTCCTTGAACTTGTTTGGAGCTCAAATCAGGAATACCCGTAACTTCTCTTAATTTGTCTGCAACTTTTTGGAATCTTTTACTAATTAATCTTTGAACATCGGCAACACCTTTTTTCATTGCAGGATTTTTTGCATATAATCCTTCAGGATTAGCCAATTTTCTTTCCAAATTTGGGTCCATCCTTTCAGGTGTGTTCCCGTAATCTACTTGTTCTTTAATTTTTTTTGCCATAATTATTTTTCTAATAGTTGCATTATTACGTCAATGACTTTATCTTTAGCTTCTTCAGGAGAAACTTTCGCCGCCTTTGGTGATGGATTTTCACCAGGATTAGGATTTTTTCCAGGGTGTTTTGGTCTTGGTTTTGGGTCTGGATTACCTGGTTTTGTAGTTGGTGATGTTTTTGGTTTTGAAGGTGAAACCGCAGGATTTTGTTCACTAACTTCTTTATTTGTTTTTATCGCCTTTGGTGATGGATTTTCACCAGGATTAGGATTTTTTCCAGGGTGTTTTGGTCTTGGTTTTGGGTCTGGATTACCTGGTTTTGTAGTTGGTGATGTTTTTGGTTTTGAAGGTGCAGTTGTAGTACCTTTAAAATCTTGAATGTGTTTTGTTGCAAAATTATCACCTTCAGTAAGATATTTTACCAAATCTCCTTTTGTAATTCTTGGTGGTAAGTTTCTTTCTACAATTTTCATAATTTCATTTTCTAAAAACAAAGATACGGGATTTTTTCCTTCACCTAATTGTTTTTTTACTTGTTGTACACATCTTTCCCATTTTCTTGATTTTTTAGGTCCGACCTTGGAATGACATATTGAAAATGAATTTGGTTTATTATCATCTTCTTTTTTTTCAAAAATTCCCATTCCATCGTCTGTTGCGTCAGGGTCATTGGTCAAATTAATATTCATATCTTCTTCAAGTTCTTTTTCATAAACTTGGAATGTCTTTTTTTGACTTTTTAATTGTGAAATTTTATTAGTATCTGTTTGAGGAACCATTGTCGTTCCTGGCGTAGTTTGCTCACTTAACAATTTTGAATGTAATACGTTAATTTGAGATTCGTCAAGTTTTGCAACAGTTTTTGCCGACAATCCTTTTTCAATTAATTCTAATGCCTTTATGTTATTTTTCATATACAACTTTATTTTCGAACTCTAAAATTAAATCTCGTTCGTAGAGTTTGTCTTTTATTTCTTGTTCGGTAAGTCCAAATCTGAATACCAATCTTTTTTGGTTATCATAATCTTCACTTTCCCAGGCTAGTGCCACAATATCATCCATGGCATCTATCATACAAAAAAAATCGGAGTTCTGAATCAATTCCAATTTAACATCAGTATTCCTCAGAACTCCTACTTTTTTAATATATTTTAATTCGGGTGGAGTTGGGTATCCATTTGATGGTTTACTTTCCCAAGATTCTCCCCAAATATCTAAAGTATCAGAGAATATGAATTCGTAAAGATTGTCTCCTTTATAGTTAGGTCCCAAACCATTTACGAAAATCAATTTATTCATAACAATAATCCTTCAGGCGAAATTTTTACTTGTTCACCTTTGTTCTCAAATACTAAGTTATTTTTATTTGTTTTTCCAACAATTTTAGCTCCAACATTTTCTTCTAAGAATTTTTTGGACGCTAATTCTTGTTCTATTGTTTCTGTTAATTTAACAACTTCTTTCATTTGTCTTTTAACTTCAACAATTTTTTTTGATTGTCTTTCAGCTTGTTTATTTCTATTTTCTAAAATTTCTTTTTTTGAAATTTCAAAATATTTTGAGATTACGGTATCAACTTTTGATTCGCTAAAAATGTGGTCTAAAATTGCACCGTATCCACCTTCACTGAACTCACCTTCAACGGGCATCTCTTCACCACCTTCCGCAGGCATCTCTTCACCACCCATTTCATCACCACCAAAATCACCCATTTCATCACCACCAAAATCATCACCTTCTTCTCTTCCTTCAGCGTCTTCAAATTTTGACATAATATCTTCTTTATCTTCTTCAGACAAACTACCTAAATCTAAAGATGAAAGAACCATATTAATAACATATTTCATATCTTCAGAAGTCATTCCTTCTTCACTATCTAATGTTCTAATTTTTTGAGTTAATTTACCAGTTAGTTTTTGGATTGTCTTGAAGGTAACTTTTTCTTCCATATCTTGTCCTTCTTCACCGCCCATATCTTCTACACCCATATCTTCATCACCGCCTTCCATTCCTAACTCATCACCCATTGGTTCCATGTCTTCACCACCTTCTGAAGGTGGAACATCACCACCTAATGGAGATGGAGGAAGTTCAGGAGAAGGAACTGGTGGAGGAGCTGCCGGTGGTGCCGGAGGAGCTGCCATTTCAGGAGCAGGTTCTGCAGGTTTTGGAGTTTTTAAAACAAACTTTTTTTGTTCGCCATATAAAGAAACACCTTCCTCATTTTCATTTAATCTATTTAACTCACCAGCCAATAGATTTAATCTTTTAAATGCTTGAGAATAAGAAGAATAATATTTCCTATTTTTCATTGGTTCGATATATTCAGTTTCTGATTCTGAAACAACTTTTTTAATGATATATCCTTGTCTTTCTTTAAAAATTTCATAATTGATACCATCAGCAAGATTTACAGAATATTCTTTTTTGGCAGTTTCGTTTATAGTACTAGGAATCGTTTCTTTAAATCTAGCGATTTCCATAATTCTTTTTAGTTTGTCTTGGCCTGTGAGTTTTTCACTTCCAATTGGTTTTAAATCTCCCATTTTATAAAAATTTATATTTTTTTAATTATTTAATCCGTTAAATCCCCCCAAAGTAACTGCGTTTAATTGAATAACAACACAACTAGTTCCTCCAGTATTATCAGAAGCATATTCAGGATGTGGCACTAAAGTTCCCGCTGGTAATGTACCACCACTAAAAGAACCTTCCATTGCTGCGGTATATTCATAAAAACTATTTACAGTATATCCTGTTACAGGACAGGGTGATGTATATGGCATATCTTATTTTTTCTTTATAAATATATGATTGATACTAATTATTTGATTTTTTAGTTTTACTCTTCTGTTTTTCTTTCAACTGAAAGCTTTTTATCTACCGACTTATTAATAGTGTCAAATAGTTTTTCAATGTGTCCTGACCTTCTTAAAAACTTAAAAACCAAATTTTCATAGGACAACTCACCATCTTTTTCTAATCCAGATTGTCTATATTTCTTTAACTTATCTTTTAACGAATCAAGAAGTTTACTATCGTCATCATCTTCTTCCGTTTCTAAAGCAGAATCTATTTTATCTGTCCAACATTTTATTTTAGTTTTTAAAACTTGTTGGTCAACATCATTTCTGAATTTTTTTGGTTCACTAATCCATTCATCATTCATTACCGAATAAACACCCGAACTATAATGTACTTCTTCCGTATCTTGAGCATAAAGTTCAACATCATATCCAAAAATTCTAATATCATGCTTTTCGTTAAACAATTGCTTTTTAAGATTATATAATTCTTTGTAAAGTTCAGATTCTTTTTCATACTGTTGTAAATCAACATGAACGTGTAAATCAAAATCAGAAAATTCTGACCAATTAAAATTTGCTAACGACCCTGTTAGGACAATATCTTCAACAAATACATCTTCACCCAAATAGTCAATAAACTCTTCCGCAATCTTAAGAAGAGCCTTTCTAACTTTAGGTTTCATTGTTGCAGTTTCAGGTGCAGAAGGATTTTCCCATACTTTGGGATTAAGTGTTTCTTTTACCGAAAAACTATCAAGGATTTTTTGAAAACTATTCATCCTTAATAAATACTCAAATATTTAGACTTTTTTGTATTTAAATTTTTTTGATATTTCTGAAGTGAAATATTTTCCCTGTGATTCGGACATTCTGAACCTTGTATATGTTTGATGAGGGACTTCATCATATTCGTATCTATGTCCATTATTAAATTCTACTACTAATTTTTTTGTTTCCGTATCGTATTCAGTTTTTTTAATATTAGAAGATTTAATTTCATTAATAATCTTCGTCCCCTGAATCGTCTCTTTTACTATACCCATTTTCTGATAAAGGTGTTATATCGTTAATTTTTTGAAGTAAGGGTGATATAAAATTAATAAATTCACCCCATTCAGTTTTAAAACCATAATCATTAACTTGTTGAAATAAAGCCTTTTGTGTGTCTCCAAATTTATGGAACAATCTCATCATTTTTTCTGTATATGTTGGTGGTTTTTCTAAATCAGATTCACTGAATCCTATCTCTTGAAAATGCTGTCTTAATTCAAGATATATTTCGAGTAAATGTCTTAAACCTACTCGGTCATGTAAGAATTTTTCGTATGGTTTCATAATTATAAATATGGAAATACAAGAATTAGGAACAAAAGAAAAAGAAGTATTTGGTGGTGGTATTGAGCACGAAATTTATGCATCAAAAAGCAACCCTAATGTTATTTTTAAGGTGGGTCATAAAGATACTGTGAATGAGTGGTATGAAGTGTTTAAATCTAATCCTAAAATATTTCCAAAAGTTTTTAGAGCAGGAAAAATGCAAGACAAAGACATATATTATGTTGAGTTAGAAAAGTTAGATACCGGCAAGTTTGAAAATAATTGGGATGATTTAGAATTGGTGTTGGAAGATATTGGAGCTCTTGATGTTGATATGGGTGAAAGTTTTGCTGATTTATATATGAATGAAGGTTCAAATGCGTCCATATTTGTGAAAATAGGTAAAAAATTAGCCAAACACAATAAAGAAGCTTATAATTTTTTCATAGAGTTTTTAACTGTGATTAAAAATTGTGAAAAGGCAATATTAAATGTTAAAGGAAAAGACACAATTGTTGATGCTCACAAATATAACTTTGGATATGGTTCCGACGGAAAAATTAAATGTTTAGATTTATAAAAAAACCCTCCATTTGGAGGGTTTCTTTTTAGAGGATACTAATCCTTTTCTTTTCTTGTTTTTTATAATTTGGTACAAACACCGTAAGTAATCCATCTTCGATTGTTGCTTCAATTTCTTCAGGATTGTATCCATCACCAACTTTGAATTCTTTAGAAATAGTTTTTACTTTTTCTTCCCCATTCATTTTATAGGTTCTTTTACCTTCAATAAGTAAAATACCATTTTCCATTTCTACTTTCAAATTTGTTTTATTAAAACCAGCAGCTTCAAAGAAAAGATATGCACCATCTTTAGTGTGGTTTATTTCATAATTTTCATTTTCTAACTGATTTTTAATTACTGTAGTGTAATTGTAATCCTTTCTTTTATCATTAAAAAAAGAATCAAACAAATCATTAAAATTCGAACTTCTGTAAATCATAGTTTTTAATTTTTTATTTTAAAATTTATTATTTATATTTGATTGTATCAACTTTGATGCCATTTGGGTGGTAATGTAATTATTTCAGTTCTTTTAATAAACATATGTCATAATGACACTCAAAAAAAATATCCTGACAATATGTCAAAATATTTTGTAGTGTACGCATTTTGATACATATTTGTAAAAATTAATAACTATGCATAACGATTTAATGGACGATGACGAAAAAATGATGAGTAAAAAGCAAAAACAATCCCCTGACAGTAATACTCCTGTCTTGGATAATTTCAGTCGTGATTTGAATAAACTAGCAGAACAGGGTAAATTGGACCCTGTAATTGGTAGAGACCGTGAGATTTTAAGAATTGCTCAAATTCTATCTCGTAGGAAAAAGAATAACCCGATTATTATTGGTGAACCTGGTTGTGGTAAAACCGCAATTGTTGAAGGTTTGGCAATAAAAATTGTTAATGGGGAATGTCCTAAAAATTTGGTTGATAAACGTATTGTTAATTTAGACCTTACATCTGTTGTTGCGGGAACAAAATACCGTGGACAATTTGAAGAAAGAATGAAAGTTATTATAGAAGAACTTCAATCAAACCCAAACATTATTGTGTTTATTGATGAAATCCACACACTTGTTGGTTCAGGTAATTCATCAGGTTCTATGGATGGTTCTAATATTTTCAAACCCGCACTTTCTCGTGGCGAACTCCAAGTAATTGGTGCAACAACTTTGGATGAATTCCGTAAAAATATCGAAAAAGACGGAGCGTTGGAACGTAGGTTTCAAAAGGTTATGGTTGAACCATCTACCGTAGCGGAAACAATTCAGATTTTGAAAAATGTTCGTGAAAAATACGAATCTTATCATAAAGTTTCATATTCCGATGAAGTAATTGAAACTTGTGTTAAACTCGCAGATAGGTACATTACTGACCGTGAATTCCCTGACAAAGCATTTGATATTTTGGATGAAGTTGGTGCTCGTATGCAGACCGAACTGAAGATTCCTGAATCAATTGAAGTTCTTAAAAAAGCGGCTAATGATATTAAGAATCAAAAGATGGAAGTTGTTAAGAAACAAAACTATGAACAAGCTGCTCAATTGAGGGATAAAGAAAAGAAACTTCTTGATAAATTGGATACAGAAAAGAAGAAGTTTGAACAAGATATGGAAAACAATAAACAAGTTATTTCTTTGGAAGATGTTTATGATGTTGTTTCCAATATGACAAAAATCCCTGTTAATAAAATGAGTGTGGATGACACAAAAGCACTCCTTAATTTGGATAAAGAGATTATGGGTAAAGTCATTGGTCAGGATGAGGCGGTTGTAAAAATTGCTAAATCAATTAAGAGAAACAGATTAGGTATCAAAGACCCTAATCGTCCAATCGGTTCATTTGTATTCTTGGGTTCTACAGGTGTCGGTAAAACTCACTTGGCAAAACAATTGGCTAAGGAAATGTTTGGTAGTGAAGATTCACTTATCCGTGTCGATATGAGCGAATATCAGGAAAAACACACTGTATCCAAATTGGTGGGGGCTCCTCCAGGTTATGTTGGATATGAAGAGGGTGGAATGTTGACTGAAAAAGTTAAAAACAAACCATATTCTGTAATCTTATTTGATGAAGTAGAAAAAGCGCATAAAGACGTGTTTACAATCCTTCTTCAGATTTTGGATGATGGTCATGTGACAGATAGTTTGGGTCGTAAAATCAACTTCAAAAATACTTTGATTATTCTTACATCTAATTTGGGTGTTAAGAAATTACAGGACTTCGGAACAGGTATTGGTTTTTCAAGTAATTCATACAGTAATGAAGAATCTAAAAGACAAATTTTGATGAAGGAAATGAAAAATTTCTTTTCACCTGAATTTATCAACCGTATTGACGATACAATTGTTTTCAATTCATTGTCTCAAGAAAACATTAAGAAGATTACTGAGATTGAACTTAATAAACTAACAGCTCGTCTTGCAGATATGAAATATAAAATCACTTATGACGAAACATTGGTTGATTATTTGGCTAAAGTTGGGTTTGATGAACTCTATGGAGCTCGTCCTTTGAAAAGAGCAATTCAAGACAAAGTGGAAGACCTTCTTTCTGAAGAAGTATTGACTGGTAAAATGGTTGAGGGTAAAACCTACAACATTAAGGTTGATGGTGATGAAGTTAAATTAGTGAAAAAGGGTAGGTAACAAAAAAGGGAGACATTGTCTCCCTTTTTTTTATTATTTTTTTTTAAAAAATATATCTATCCTGATATCCTTTATATTCTTTGGATTTTTTAAAATGTAATTTATTTCCTAATTTTTCAATCATTTTTTTACCCATTTCAATCCCGTTGAAAACATCTTCAATAACAACATATTCATTTCTTGTGTGGTAGTCATAGTACCCAATTGAAAAGTTAATACAAGAAAAATCAAACTTACCTCTTAAAGCATACACATCAGTATAAGGATGAACCATATATTCCATATCAGATGGATTCATACCTTCTGTTAATACTTCATTAACTGTACCAAAGAATTCTGAATCTCTATCAAATAGAATTTGACCAAAACATTTTTCAGTAATCATCCAATTTTCAGGAGCGTCAAACTGTATTGCATAACCAACATTTTCAAAAAAACCAGAATCGGCCTTTTTAGAACCGTGGCATCCTGTTTCTTCAGAAACAAAAAAAGCCGCCTTTAGATTTGGTAATTCTTTTAATAGAGTTAAACACGCAAACACACCACACTTATCATCACCACCAATCCCTGTAGGTTGTCCAAAATCATTATATGCCTTTAATGATGATTTTATTTCTTTTTGAGCGTTAGGAAGATTTTCTTCACGAATATTAATTGTGTCTATTTCATGAACAGTGTCTGTGTGCGAAATAACACAAGGGAAATAAAAATTTTCTGGTAAATTTTTTGATTCTTGTTTGGTTGCGTAAATGTTATTATGAATATCAATATGATATTCAATATTATTGTCAATTAACCAATTGGCAATAAATGAAACCATTTTTTCTTCTTTATATGTCTTAGTTGGAACACTAAGAACTTCTTTTAAAAATTCCACATTTTTTGTCATACTGCAAAAATAGACAAATTATTCTGAATCATCAAATATATCAAATAATTCTTTTTGATATAACAATTTATAAAAATTTTCTTCACTTAAACTTATAGATTTACCACTGTAAGGACCTTTATCGGATTTATTTAATAAAAGATTAATTTTCATTTTATCTCTATCAAAACCTGAAATTTTGAAATTAACTGATTTGTCTTTAGGTAATTTATACCAAATATTTAATTTAAATTTAGATTTAATTCGACCCATCATTTCTATAAAATTCTTCAATCCACCGCCTTCCAAATCAGAAGAGTCTTCAATTTTTTCTAAAATTTCATCAAAATTCCTTTCTACCGTCCTATTAAAACTTTCTTTATCAAAATTGTCATCACCTCGGAAATCATACGAATTATCATACCATCCACCTATGGATTTTCCATTGTTTTCAACTATCTGATTAAACAATGAAATCGCGTCTGTTTTTGGTGTATTTAATTTAGCCGCCCACATAATTAAATTTGCTGGAGTGGTTTTTACTAAATCATAACTTCTATCTAAAACAAACCCTAAATCTTCTAATAATCCATTAATTTCTTTAGTAATTGATTCTTCTGCAGTTTTAGTCATTTCAGAATTTTTTTCTGATAGATAATCTCCAGTAATCCAATCCATTTCCTTTTCAAACAAATCAACTAATCTTTTTGATAATTCTCTTGTAAAGTCATCATTTTTTAAATCAAACTCTTTTTCGGGTAAAATTACTGAGGATATTTTTTGAAGCTTATCTAAATTTTCATCATTTAAATCATCATAAATTATATATCCCTCCTTAAAATCTTCGTCTACGGTATAAGAATCCATAAATTCGTAATTACCATAATACGAGGTTATTACTTTTGCAAACCAAACATCATTTTCGTCTAAATCCAAAGCTTTAAAAAACTCATCGTCATCTTCAAAGTTAATTGTTATAATACTTGAACCTAATGGTTCTTTAACTTTAACATCATATATTGCAGGGTCCGATTCTTCAAGCTCTCTTACAGTAATTTGACCCTTAGAAAATTTTCTAAGTGCTTTAATCAAATGTGTCATTCCTGTTAAATCATCAATAAGGGCATCTTGTGATGGAAAACTTTCTCTAAAATCATTTAATAATATTTCATTATCTTTTGCATCAAATACTTTTACATCTCTATCATTATCAACGTAAAGAGCATTTTTCAATCCAGTTTTTTTATTGATGAAATAATATAATTTTCCGTTTCTTACATATTTTTCAAAATAAGATGGAGATTCCTTTGTTGTGGTACACCATTTAGTGTTTGCACCATAATAACAAGACGCCAAATGTGATTTTGGTCTAATAACCAAAACATCATCATCTTCATAAAGTTTTTCGGCTTGAGATTTTATTTCTTTCTCTTTTTCCCTTTCACTTTTTCTACCGTCTATGATGTTCATTAAATCCTTTATGAATTCAGGGTCTTCATATGCGTTAATATCTTTAGGGGCATCTGCAATACCATTTATGTTTGGAACATTTAATCCAATTCTATTTCTATATATCGTATCTGCTTTCCAAATATCATCATCTCCAATCTTATCACTATTATTATTAAACCAAGGAATTACAACACCAAATAAATCTAACAAAGCCTCTGATTGTTGTACGTTAAGACCTCCAACTTTACTTGTTAATCTTGGTATTATATCTTCTATTTTTCTACCAATATAATCAACATACTTATACCCTGTTGGGTCAGTACTTAAAACTCTATCAATAAATCTACCGTCATACTCAAATTTTTGTTTGAGTTTTTTAGCAATATCTTCTTTTTTACCTTCAATGATTATGGTTCTTTTCATATAATGTTTATAAATAGTTTTTTTGTTTGAAAATTTAATATTTATTCTTATCTTTACAACAGTTCTTTAATTTATGGGGATGACAGGTATCGATTGGCATTGTTGGGGGTTGGTGGCACGTAGGAGCTGAGTTAACTCCTTAAAAACTGATTTAAAACAATAAATGGCAATACTTTTGCTAAGCTTGCTGCTCTTGGTTTGACTAGAGAAGCTGCTGTTGTTGCTGCTTAATTAGTAGAGAACAACTACGAGTCGGTTAGGACATATACTCAGGAACAGAAGTCCGTCATGGGGGTCACAGGTCAGAGCTCCCTTAAAATAATTCTGAGACCAAGTTGTTTTCAGGTAGGTTTCTCACAAACATCAAACCTGATATTTCGGAACATTGAGAAACAATGTTGTAATAAACGTGTAGTCACTGATTGTCAAAATGAGCAAGACGCGGGTTCGATTCCCGCCATCTCCACCAAAAAGGGTCCCAATGGGACCCTTTTAAAATTTAATAATTTAATAAAATGTGATGATATTTTTTTTTGTATTTATCTTTGATGAATATAAAAGAATTATTAACAATCGTTATCCCTTGTAAAAATGAATCTGAAATTATAAATCTAACTTTAGGTTTACTTAACAATCAAAAATATATTTCAGGAACAAAAATTATAATTTGTGATAGTTCCACCGATAATACAAAAGAAGAAGTCCTTTCTAAAAATTATAAAAATATTCAAATAGAATTTACTCAAGGAGGAATACCATCGATTGCTAGAAATAATGGGGCGATTTTATCGGAAACAAAATACGTTTTATTTTTGGATGCAGATATATTTTTAACAGATAAAAATACGTTATTAGAAACCCTTCAAATAATAGACAATCACAACTTGGATTTAGTTACAACAAGATTTAGATGTGAAGGAAAATATTTTTACACATATCCAATTTTTGAATTTTTTAGAAATTGGTTTTTATACCACTCACCATTCGTGTTAGGCGGATTTATGTTATTTAATCGTAATAAATTTTTTGAACTTGGTGGTTTTAATAGTGATTTTTTGTTTGCAGAAGATTATGACTTAAGTAACAAAGTATCTCCATATAAGATTGCAATATCGAAAAATAAAGTTTATACAACAGATAGAAGGTTAAGGAAAAAAGGTCTTTGGTATATGATGAAAATGATGATTCTTTCTATGTTAAATAAAAATAATCCCGATTTTTTTAAAAAAGACCACAATTATTGGATATGAAAAAATATCAATATGTTATTGTTTCTGATTTACATTTAGGGACTAAAGATAGTAAATGTAATGAGTTTTTAGAATTTTTAGAACAACATCCGTGTGATACTTTAGTATTAAATGGTGATATAGTTGATGCTTGGGCATTAAATAGAGGAAGTAAATGGAAGAAAAAACATACTAAAGTTATTTCAAAACTTTTGACAATGTCTAATGAAACTAATATAATTTGGATTAGAGGAAATCA